CGCTTTACCTGCGGTGTGGGTTTCAACTACGAGAACTTGAATATTGATGTAGCTTATCAGTATGCTACCCAGAAGGGTGATTTCTATCCGTTTATGAGCTATGTGAATAAGGATGATGCTACATTGGACAATATCCCTACTTCATGCAAGGTGGATAACAATCGCCATCAGCTCCTGCTTACGGTGGGCTACAAGTTTTAAATAAGCCGAAGGTTTAAAGAATGCAAAAAACAGGGCTTTCTTCGTTTTTTTAAGTAAAAAAAAGCTAGAAAATTTGGTTGTTTCGCAGAAAAGCTATACCTTTGCAGAAGTAAAAATGAAGAGTTTTGAATAGACTCATAAAAAAAGAATGAATCTCCCATAGAAGTATTGGGAAAAAAATATTAGTTTTTTTAGTGGTTAATTTAGTTTTAGTAAGTATGTGGTAGGATCTGTTGTGAAACAGGTCCTATTTTTTTTTGTTTGCCTGAAAATAATACTATTTCTACCACGCTAAAAGGCAACCATTTGGTTTTTGGGTTTTTATGTATGGCAATAAGGGTTGTTTTTATTGCCACCTAATGTCACTTAATGCCATACGTTGGCAAATATCATAAACCTATGATAGCAAGTATCTGTAGTTACTGTAAGTACTAAGACGAGTTGTTATAAGTACTAAGATGATTCGTTGTAAGTGCTATGAAGAGTCGTTGTAAGTGCTATGATGAGGTACTGAAAGAAATAATAGAAGTTGTTGGAAGATATAATAGAAGTTGTCGGAAGATATAATGTCTGTTTTTGGAAAGGTTAATATCTCCAATCGCACAACTGCTGTTGTGCGCTCGCATATCAGGTGTTGTGCAGATGCCCATCAGCTGTTGTGCGGATGGAACCCAGCTGTTGTGCAGTAAAAATATCGTGAAGAAGATGAATGGCAATTTATGGTAATGTCTGGTGGAATATATGGATGGGGTAGGTTTCAATCCTGTATAAACGAAAAAAGCGTTTCCATTTATTTGGAAACGCTTTTGGTACACCCTTAGGGGTCATACAACAAAATTTCTAACATAGTCTGTTTCAGACACTTCCTTTTCTAATGCAAAGATACTGATAACTTTTTTATAACAGACATTTTTAGGTAGTTTTCTTTGATATTTATACGTTTTATAAATAAGGGAAACGCTATAAGTTACTAAAAACCAACAAGATACAAGCTTTTTGTGTTTCTTCTCAGTTAAAGAGTGTATAAAAGCTTGGATGTTTGCCTATGATTGTGTACTTTTGCACTCGTCAATGTGACGATTGATACAAGAACTTCGATATATAGACCTGATTCAATAGGTTCAATATATAAATCACGTAATCCCTAGGTCGGCGTCACACGACTTGGGGATTTTTATTTTCCCCGAGTTTTTTTTGGCAAGACATACGAGGTTTCATCAGTATCGTCCTCTTCGGTTTACCTGCCGATATATAAAACGACCCTAACTTAGAACGATATATCCCTCTAGCCCTGCTCTGAGCAACCAGTCTCAACAGGCAACGCACGACCGAAAGGTTTACACTGGGATGAAGAAGGCTTGCGGAATGGCTTTTCTGTATCTAGGTAAGACTTTTGAAATTTGGTACCATTTGGGTAGGTAAATATATAATTATATAAAACCAAATTTCAAGTCGGTCAATCCTCGCTTCCTAGTGGAGTGCGGAAAAGACTGGGGTGTACCCTATAATGAACATTGAACTAAAATTATAGATTATGAACAAGAAACTTAGATTGCTGGTGACTGCAAAGTGTCACAACAAGTGTCCAATGTGCTGCAACAATCAGTTCGACTTCGAGAAGATTCCGGTAGTTGACAGACTGGACTACGACGAGATTAGCATCACTGGTGGAGAGCCTTTGTTGGCTGAATGTGGTTGTAAGACTTTTGATCTTGTTGATAGTATTAAAAATATACAGCAAGCTATGGGTTTGCCGGAATCGAAGTTCTATCTTTACACTTCATACTTCGGCGGCGTAACCCTCAAAATTTGCAGCGATGACTTTGATGGAATCTGCCTTACCCCTCACAAGAAGGCGGATATTGATAAGTTCATTAATATTAATGCCAAGATGCTTGAGCTGAAGAAGCGAGGTAATACTAACGACAACTTTAACCTCAGCTGCTCTCTTCGTCTCAACCTCTTTGCAGACATGAAGGCTCTTCTGCCTAAGGACATCGACCTTTCACTATGGAAGGTGAAGGAAATGGAGTGGATAAAGGATTGTCCGGTACCCGAAGGCGAGGATTTCAGACGCATAGCTAAATTGTTCTAGGTTATATTCAAGTTATTCATAATAATCTCCCTTTGCGTTATCATATCGCAGCTGAGCGAGATAAAAGATAAATTATAGGCTTATGGGAAAGAGAAATGAAATTCGTAAGAATGGTGCTTGCCACGAATCCTGCTACGTGTTTATATGCATGTATGGCAAGAAGCGTGAGAAGCTATGTAGCTTCAGTTGCGTTGAAACTGGCAAGCCTTGCCGGAACTACATCAACGTGCGTTGGAAAATTCATCGCTACAGACATTACAACAAGACAAAGCCGAAATTTCCGACCACGCTTGAGGCATGGAAGAGGAGAGTTAAAGTTTTTTAAATAAATAACAAACAAGATTATGGAAAAGGTATTTCAACTGATTGAGAACGCAGTTTTGATTGCTAAAATCTTGCGTTCCGAAGGAAAGATTGGCTGCATAACGTATGGTATGCTTCGTAACAACATTCGACAAATAGATGTTGAGTTGCGTAAGTACACCTTCACGGAAGCCCCTTCGGGTATGACTTTCAGCAACACAGAGAAGTTTGTGAACGAGCATATCAACTATGCCGACTCTGGAACTCTGGTTGAGGAGTTGCATAGAAGAGGTTTTAGAATCTCGGACGGCAAGTTTGTTAGAAAGGAGGACGTATGACAGAGCAGGATTTAGAGAAAGCCATCAAGCTCAAGGAGGAACTTGATTACGAGAGAAAGCTTCTGAAATTTGCGCTGAAGCCTTCTGTAGAGTTGAACGTGATGCTTCGTGAAAATGTAAAATACGGAGATGTATTCAATATGAATCGTGTTCTTGGCGATGAAGGTATTAAAGAGATTAAAGGGAAAATTATCGCCATCATCAAGGATGAAATTCATAACTTGGAGTCGCAAATAGAAAAGTTGTAGCGTATGACAGAAATGGATGAGATAAAGCTTGCGGCTTACAATAGCTACAAGCGACACATGAGAGTGTTCGGAAAGGGCAAGGATATTCTTTCCTTTGCCGAGTGGGAAAAAAAAGCGTGTGAACAATTAAAATAATAGTGTTATGGCAATAGTAAACGTAGATTTGAGCGAGTACGGTAAGCGTATAACTCTATCAGAACCGCAATTGATAGCTCTAAAATTGGTTCGTAATATTAAAGATACGACTAAACTTCAAGAGCGTAAAAGATTGGCGTACCTGAAAGCTAGACAGTGGGGATATACATTTAAAACATGGACAGACTGACAAAGGTAATGGATAAGTATTTGAATGATGTCAAACTGCGTCGGGCACAGGAAGAATATCTCCGTAAATTGCAAGATGCAGCTGGGCATCATAAAAAATTGGTGATTCTGAAAGGCAGAAGGTCTAGTTAGTAAAATCAAAAATTATAAAGTTATGATTACACAAGAGACTTACGAAGCATTGAAGGATGCTAGAAAGAAACTCAAAAACCGGAAGGGTGATACTAAGAAGATGCTTTTCGAGGGGCAAGCACAAGACCTCTACGACCTTCTAGATACCACCATCAGAGAGTTTGAGGGTGAGAACGAAATGACCAACGTTCCTGATCGTGTCTTTTTGGTCATAGGAGAAGACACACCCGATGGTGCTGATTTCGATGAGTTGGATGAGGTGACTTGGAGTAAGGAGCGAGTATCATACAAGGATATTGAATATACTAGAAAGAAGTAGCGTATGAAAATTAGAAGTGCCAAGAAGATTCTGAATATTATGAAGAGAGGAACGGATGAACGTTACTTCGATTCAGATTATTCTGTTAAGGAAGATAGTAGGTACTTTCCTAGATTAAAGTATCTCTACAAGAAAGCGACTATCAGATGGAATAAGGCTAATGCACCGAGTGCTAACGTCAGTTTGTTTCGTGCAATTTTGAGAAATTCAAAGGAATGCAGTCGTTGTAAGCATTATAAAGGTAATGAGTTTGTCGGAAGATGTGTCAAGTTGAATACTAATGCCGAAAGCAACGATTGGTGTGCCGGGGCGTTTTTTGTCAAAAAGTGAGGTGGACATGAAGGTTAGGTTGGCTAAGAAGATTATTACGAGCCAATGCCGCTATTGGGAAGATAGACGGGTTGACTACGAATGGTCTCTGTTGTTAGATATTCGTTCAAAGAAAGACCATCGGGTTAGAAAAGCGAATATCGTAACGAAATGGAGATACGTAAAGATTGGAGGTAAGCATGAAAAGAAGATTCTTTAGATCCTTTAAGGCTCGCATTCCTCGCAAGCTAAAGAAGGCTGTGAAGTTTGGTATAGAAAGACGTGTAAGCCCAAAGACTGAAGAGAAGAATACAGCCGTTGATCATGCGTACATCTATACCGAGAATGTTAAGTATGTAATATTAGGCAGGCGTACCAAATGGAAAGTAAAGGCATGTTTTAAACTTATAAAAGAACGTAAGAGACAACTTGCCTATATGTGGCAGCAAGAATGCAACAGAATGATAATGTGGTAACAGAAAAAGCAGAGCCTAGTGCCCTGCTTTTTTCGTATATATAGTTATCAGCCTACAAGACTCTTGCGGTCTTCGGCTATCTTTCCGTTGTTCTTCTCCAGGAGTATATCACGAAGCTCCTTGGTGATGCCCTCTTGTACGAGCAGCTTGACCTTTGCTTCTGCAAGTTCCTTCAAGAGCGCTTCATCGGTTGGCTTGTCTTCCTTGAACATCGAGCCTTTGCCGTCCAGTAACCAATCATACGAAATATCCACAAACGTGGATTTTATGTGCATGATGAAATCTAGGGTAGGGTCTTTTGTGCCGTTGATGTAGTTATTAACCGTGGTATATTTCATACCTATTTTAGATGCAAAAGCCCTGCCGCTCAGATTGTTATAATTTCTAAGCTCGTTTATTCTATCAACTATATCTTTCATGTTGCATTAATGTTTAAATGTTTAAATATTATTTAAGTAACTATAAATTAATATGCAAAAGCTTGGGTATTTCTACAAGATTGCGTATCTTTGCATCCGTGATTCAGACAACGATTCATCGTTTCTTTATCATTTAATGTTTTACGTGTGCAAAGATAATAAAAAAGCATGGATAAAGTGGTATATAAACCGAAAATTTTGGTTAGAAAATCAAAAATCGGCAAAATAGCTAAGTCAGTCGGCTGCTGCAATGCGGCAGTTTACGCTGCAATAGCATATAAGACAAACAGCAAGTTAGCAGTCGATATTCGAAATGTTACTTGCAATAGGTTTGGTGGTATCCTCGTCAAGAAGTACCCCGAACTTGTGGAAGAGTAAAGGAAGCCGTTCGGCTTTTAGATAAAAGTTGTGATTTAACGTTAAACCCCCATCCTGCGTGAGCAGGGTGGAGGTTACATGAAAGAAATGTTTTTACATAATTTTAATAAATAACATCACGGTACTCTCGTTCGTGAGAATAGGAGTATCAATCGGGTTTGAGCCAGTCTGCTCGGTAGTAGAGGGAGACCCTAGGCGCCAGTCGGCAATTTAGCAGGTTTTCTAGCAAGGGTGTTCAACTCGTCCCAAGCCCACACAAGTTTTTTTGTGTTTTGTTATTATAAAAATGTGATGTAAGGTGATAAAAGAGCGGTATATGTCAAGTGACAGATATTTCATTATTTGCGGGTTGAAACAAGATGCCACGAACCAGAAGGAAATAGCTTTGGCGGCTATTCTACCAACACCTTTCATTTTAATGGCAATCGCAAAGCTATCCCATTGCCCCTTCGGTGGGCATACGATCATTGACTTATTGGAAAAATTAAGCTGAAGGATATTAAGTCTTTATATAGGGTGAGCGAGGACGAAAGCAAAATAATAACTGATTGCTTGTTAGTATTACAAAAATCCTTCGCAAGCCCGAGCGGTGAGCATGGCTCTTAAATTCGTGGTAGCGCACGATGCCGCTATATTGCAGAATAGCTCAGTTGGTTAGAGCAGGCACGTAACATAATGAGTAAACCCTTAACATATTCTTATCAACCGTGCGACCTGGTCGTGGGTTCGAGTCCCACTTCTGCAACTTCTTATTTTTCATATTTATCTGAATTAAAAATAAGCCCCCTGTTGCAGCGGCAACATATTGGGCGGAATTTGAGATTTTTATCATGTCATGGTTCCTGCCAGTCTGTGAGGATAGTCAGGTTATCTTCAAACTTAAAAACAATAGCGTATGCTTCAATTATTCACGACTCGGTCCTATCAAGAGCGAGTGGACGATATATACAAACAGCTCGAAAGGAATCCGTGGTGTCCGCTGGAGATTTTTGAGCTGAAAATCAGAAAGATTAATATGCTCAACTCACGTATCAAGAATCTCGCAGCAGATATGGGACGTGAAGAAGGCAAGTACAATACACTATAATATATATAATAAGGTATGGTATTAAGAAGATACAAGCCCCTGAAAAGGACTCCAATAAAGAAGACTCCTTGGGATAAGACCAAGAAGGAGCAGGAAAAGAAGAAGGCTAAGGCTGGTCTCAGCAAGAGCAAGCTGAGAGATAAGCTTGATGCGGTCTTTTCCAAATATATCCGGTTGAAATACTCAGACGATAGAGGTAACTGCCGCTGCATCAGTTGCGGCAAGGTCTTCTATTGGAAGGATATTCAGAATGGGCATTATATGTCAAGACGATATATGTCCACCCGATTCAGCGAAGACAACTGCCGACCGCAATGTGTAGCCTGCAACATCTTCAATCAAGGTAATATTCAGATGTACCGCCGAGCGCTTATCAAGCAGATTGGCGAACAGAGAGTTGACTTGATAGAGGTTCGGGCAAAGCAGGAATCCAAGAACTGGTCTTTGTTTGAGTATAAGGCTATGATAGACTTCTATCAGAAGGAAGTGGATAAGCTTCTTGAAGAGAAACATTTAACAGAATAGATTATATATGAGTAAATTCTTCGGTACAAAGATTAAAGTAGAGTTAGTGACGCATGGTTGTTTCCCGACAAAGGCGTATGAGACGGATGCCGCTTACGACCTTCATGTAGCAAAGGATATGGAGGTGGCTCCTTACGCTCGCTATTACGTTCCGCTCGGGTTCAAGATTCAGCTTCCATCCAATGTGAAGATGCTGATCCAGCCACGCAGCGGTATGTCGGGCAAAGGCATGCAGCTTGACGTGTACTTCCCTTCTTGGATGAAGGGCGGTCGATTGGGCAAGGTAAGAGAGAACCTTGATGTGATTCTCGGCTTGATAGATTGCGGATATGGCGAAGAAGTCCACGTAATCGTGAAGTCGGGCAGGTGGAAATGGAAGAATCGCATTTTGCGACTCCTCGGCTTCAAGTTCGTTATTCCTTATAGCTGGCGCATTTGCCAGGGTGCCTTTACTTATGTTCCAGATGTTAACTTGGAACCCGGTGTGGTAACCGGCACAAGAAAAGGCTTAGGTTCAACAGATAGTTAGTTAGTTGATTGTTTTCATACAATGTGTTTTCCTGCCCATTTCTCGGGTAGCAACCGGGCGTGGGCAGGTTTTTGGAAAGAAAGGAAATCATGAGTAGAAAGAATATCAGACAAAATTACTTCAACCAAATCAGAAAGGTTACCGAGGAGGTTGACAAGGCAGGAGAACACGGCAAGCATTTCCGCTGCATCATCCTCATGGGTGATGCCAGCACCAAGCAGGGCTTCTCCTTTCTCCACGCCTCAGATGGAGATTTACAGCAGCTCCTTCTTCAAGCTATGCGCAACAGCAATGCATTCACCTATGCAGCCGCTTGCGCATTCGAAGCTTACGAAAAGGAGCTGAGAGAGAAACAAGAACAGAATAAAGATAAGGAAAATGAAGAAGATAATAATTAAGAATTTGAGACTGCTCAACTTCTGTGGCATCCGTGATGCCGAGTATGAGTTTAGCGAGAATCTTACCATCGTGTCGGGCGGCAACGGACGAGGAAAGAGCACGATTGCCAACGCAATCATGTATGTTCTCTTCGGTACGGATATGGCAGGAAATTCGCTCGACATCAAGACCTTCGACAAGAATCACGAGATTATCAAGGAGATTCCTCACGAAGCAGAACTCACCCTGCTGGTGGATGGCGATCAGATTGTATTGAAGCGAACCCTCACCGATTCTTGGAAGGGCAGCAAGTGCATGAACACCTACAAGTACTATGTGGATGGCGATGTTACCACGGCAGGAGATTTCAAGAAGATAGTAGAAGATATTTGTCCGGATTCCGTTTTCCGCCGCATATCTTCGGCAACGAATTTCTGTAGCCTTCCTTGGCAGAAGCAGCGTGAACTGTTGGAATCACTTGCAGACCAATATACTACGCAGGATATTACGCAGGGCGATGAGCGATTCGATTTCGTGGTAGAGGAACTCAAAAAGAAGACGATTGCCGACCTTATCCACCACATCAAGTACAAGCGCAAGGAAGTACAGAAGCAGTTGGATGCCGTTCCCGTCCGCTTGGCAGAACTCAACAAGTCTCTGCCTGAAGCGCAGGATTGGGATGCCTTGTCTGCCGAAATAGAGAATCTACAAGAAAAGCTTGGGGAAATCTACCAAAAAACACGGACTATCCGTATTGGCGGTGCCGACAAGGTAAGATACGATGGAATCCTAAAGAAGATTGAATTTGCCGAGAAGCGCAAGCGCAATATGGAGCAGGGCGCAATGAACCTTGCCACCGAGCAGGCTACCAAGCATCAGAGCGATGTGATTACTGCCAATATCGCAGTAAAGAAGGCGCAGAGTCTGGTTGATGATCTGAAGGCAACGATGAGGGGCTATACAGAATCGGAGATTCACGCCAAGGATAAGAAGGAAGAGTGCGAGCGCAAGGTGGTGGACATCAACAACCGGCTTGATGAACTCTCCAAATCCCGATGGAGCTGGAATGCCGAGGATGGCATCTGCCCTCATTGCGGTCAGCCGCTTCCTGCAGAAGATGTTGAGCGTATCAAGAAGGAATCCAAGGACCGCTTCAACGAACACAAGTCTAACGCATCGAAGAAGATTCAGGAGGAGTTCAACGGCATTCAGCAGGAATATACCGATGCAAAGAATCTCCTCGAGAAGCTTGACAACGACCGAATGGTTACAACCAACCAGCTTGTGAAGGCTAACAAGACCCTCAAGGAAGCTGAGTTCAAGAAACGGGAGGTGGATGCCGAGAAGCCGAAGACCTACGAGCAGACTCTTGCCGAGAAGGAAGAGTATCAGCAGATAGTGAAGGAGATTGCCGACTTGCAGGCTGAGCTTAATGAACCATCCGCAAATTCGGACGAGAACGCAAAGATACTCTTTGAATTGGCGAAGGAGCGTGAACCTATCGGCACAAGATACAACGAGGTACTGAAACTTCTTTTCACCAAGGAAGCCTATGACCGCATTTCCGAACTTATCGAAAAGGCGAAGCAGGACAAGGAATCATATCAGAATCAGCTGGATGAACTTGATGAGCAACTCGACCTGGCAAACGAGTACAACAAGAAGTCGTGCCAGCTGCTCGAAGAGAATGTGAATGGACACTTCACTTACGTCAAGTGGTCGATGTTTACTAAGGATCTTGACGGTAACATGAAACCATATTGTGAGTGCTATCACGATGGTGTGCCTTATAGCCGACTCAATGGAGCCGCCAAGGTGAATGCAGGAATCGACATCGCCAATACCTTCTCTAGATTCTATGAGGTATCAGCACCGATGGTGCTCGATGGATGCGAGAGCGTGAACGACCCAATCTATTCGGTCGACCAGCAGCAGATTCGGTTGAAGGTAACAACCGATGATAAGTTGAAGTTTGAATATCCATCCCTTGCGGTTATGCAATAAAAGAAGTAGAATTTATTAAAAATATAAATCATGGCAGAAAATATTAAATTGACAGTAGAGGTAGATAAAGACCTTGTAAGGGGTATGCTTGCATTTGGTGGCGGTCTGAAAGACGATACACCATCAAGCATCGTAAAAGAGTGGATTAACGAGCATGATAGTGTAGAGCTTCCTGCTAGCGTAATTAACGATGTTCCAGAAATGGGAGCGGCAATGGCAACGCTTGTCCTTTTGGGGATTTCAAAGGAACTTAAAAAAGATAAGGAGAAGTAATCATGGCAGAAACAGCAGTAGCAAAGCAGCCTTCACAGAAGGCACTAGCAGTAAAGAACTTCCAGGCGGTAATGAACAATAGTTATTACCAGACCCTTTTGCAGAACACCTTGAAGGAGAATAAGGGAACCTTCACCACCAGTTTGATGGAGCTGGCAACATCAGATGAAAAGCTTCTCCAGTGTGCACCGAATGCGTTGATGGCAGAGGCGCTGAAGGCAGCATCCCTGCATCTTCCGCTCAACAAGCAGCTGGGTCAGTGTTATATCCTTCCTTTCAAGAACCATGGAGTAATGACTCCTACGCTGGTAGTGGGCACCAAGGGTTACCTCCAGTTGGCAATGCGTACCGGCAAATACGAGACCATCAACTCCGATGTTGTATATGAGGGCGAGCTGAAAGGCTATGACAAGGTAACCGGTAATCTCGACCTCTCGGGTGTCCGCACATCAAATGTTCCTATCGGCTACTTCGCCTACATGAAGATGAAGAATGGATTTTCCAAGCTTCTCTATATGTCGCTTGATGAAGTCTGTCTCTATGCCAAACAGTATAGCCCTACCGTCAAGTTCAGCGAAAAGGCTACACCAGCTACCTTGAAGGAACTGGCATTAAAGCAGGCTGTATCGGGAGTAAGCGATGGAGTGGGCTGGTATTCCAACTTCGAGAGTATGGCGCTGAAGACCGTGCTGAGAAGACTCCTCTCAAAATGGGGTGAGCTTTCCATTGAGAACAACGATATTCTCAACATAGATGAAGCCCCTTCTGCCGAGCAGCAGCGAGACGAGGAGTTTGCCGAGGCAAAAGAAGTAATCGAGGTTGATGCTGAGACTGGAGAAATCAAGCAGCCTACTGATGAGGATCCTGCAGAACCGAAAACCAAGAAGTTTAAGTTGAGCTAGTATGAAGCTAATCATTATAGGCTCATCATCAAAAGGTAATTCGTATGCCCTTCAATCAGATTCGGGAGAAATCCTGCTGATTGAAGCAGGCATACACTTGCGAGAGGTGAAGAAGGCTATCGGGTACAAGACGAGCAAGGTGGTAGGGTGTATCGTGAGTCACGCCCATGGGGACCACTCAAAGTATATCCCCGAGTATCTAAAGGCAGGAATCAATGTTTCATCCAACGATGAAGTGGCAGAGAAATATCCGGGCGTAGATACCATGTCCGAGGGCATCACCTTTAGGTTCGGAAACTTTGGAGTTACTCCGTTCGAAGTGGAGCACGATGCCAAGAACTTCGGCTATCTGATTCACGAACCATCTTATGGTACCATCTTCTTCGCTACGGATTGCTACAATCTGCATTTCTATCTCAAAGGTTGCAAGACCTATCTTGCAGAGTGCAACTATTCTGATGCAATCCTAGACAAGGCGGTAGCAGATGGCAAGACATTACGCAGCCAGGCAGACCGAGTTCGATTGTCGCACATGAGTTTGGAGCACTCTATCGCTTGGCTGAAGGAATGCGATGCCGAGCATTGCGCCAACCAGATCATCCTCATTCACGGTTCCGCCCGGCATCTCAATCCAATCATCGCAGTAAACAAGTTCCAACAGGTAATAGGCGTACCAACGTACTATGCCAAGAGCGACAAAATCATCAATCTTATTTGATATGGCAGTATTCAAGAATTTAAACGACCCTCGCAGCTATATGGCTGCATTGAAGGAGATAGAAAAGGCTAAGTCAGCAGGCTATAGTTTGGAAATCAATAAGTTTCATCCTATAGCCACCGACCAGCAGAAGGCTTATCTCAACTTCATCATCACGTATCTATCCGGACAGATAGGGCAGACGTTCTACCAGACTCTCAGTGAGATTCAGAAGAATGTAGCCCCTCACATCTTCATGACTGGCGAATATGATTCCAAGGGCTACCCAAAATTCAAGCCCCTTGGTTTCCTTGATACCGCAGAAGCCTCATCGGTAATCAGAAACGTTGCCGACTATGCCAACTGCATAGGCTTTCCGCTTCCCGATCAGGATGATGAGCTGGCAAAGAAGTATTGCCAGATGGATATAGACTCCAACAATGGGTGGGTATAACTCATAAAAACTACAAGCTTATGAAAACATTAAAGGAAATCCATGCCGAGGCAAACAGATATGCCCCCGACAACGAAGCCTTGCGTGAAGCATTCGTGAATGGTGCAAGATTCATGGCAACCGGCAAGTATTACAAGGAGAAGCCGATGTTCCCGAAAGAGAGCGAGGTGGAGACCGTGGACTTGCAGGTAACGGAACCAATAGAAGATGGCATCATCGTTCCAACCTTCCAAGACTTTTGGAATGCCTATGCGTACAAGAAGGGACGCAAGAAAGCAGAAGAGAAGTGGAATAGATTGAAACCTCTCGAAAAGGCAGCTTGTATGAGAGCCGTTCCTGCTTATGTGGCGAACACGGTTATTCCAGGTTCCGTATCAGATGGTTCCAAAAAACAATATAGAATGCACCCTCTCACTTATCTGAATGGAGCAAGATGGGAGGATGAAATTTATCCAGTACAGAGCAATGAGCAACAGAGAGCAAACAATCTTGCAGCAAAGGCAGCAAGAATCCTTGGTTCCGATTATCAAGGATAAGCCGGACTATATTCGCCCTACCTCCTTCGCAGATGCCTGCACCAGAAGCAGCGCCACTTTGCTTTCCGTCCGTATGCAGAGAGGATTGCCTAGTCTTGTAGGCTGGGTCAAGGGTAAACTGATAGAACTCTTCACCTATCTCGGAGTCTTCGACATCGTTACGGAGTATCAGGTTCAGATGCTTGCCGCAAGAATCTGTGCCAAGTATCACTATTGGACCACCACCGAACTGGACTATGCCTTTGTTACCATCATGGATGGAAAGTACGGCAAGCTGTTCCAGCACAAGCACGATGATAACAACACGACAATCAATCCGCAGGATATTATCGAAGCGCTCAACAAATACGAGCAGGATATGCTTGCAGAGCGTGGAAGGCAGGACGATGAACGTAGAAGGGCAGAGGAAATCAGAAAAGCAGCCGAAGAAGCGAAGAAACCTCTTGGCTTGGAAGGCTGGAAGGTCTATTGCGAGAAGAACGGTCTGGATCCTGCCACCCATCGCATTCAGTCGGTAGATATGAGTCAGCATGATGTTAATCAGGTGCTCTACAAGACCGAAGAAGAGCGGAAGATGGCAGAACGGAAGTTCTATCGTCAAGACAGACGTAAAGAACAGAAATAATTAAAACGTAACAAACTTATGAATACATTACAGACAGACATAGCTATCGTAACAGCTATCTTATGGTTGTTGGCTATCGCAGTCATAGCCTACGACCGCATCAAATATCGCAAGTACTACACTTCAAAAAGCAAGCTGGTAGTGCTTCGCATCAACAACGCTGCAGTTAGAGAGTTTTTATCACAGAATGGCATCAAGCTCTGCCAGTGTGCCTACTACAACACAAACCGCTACCTCTACACCATAGAGGGCGATTACATTTGCGGCTTCACCGAGTCATGCACGCATCTGATAGAAGATGCCGTCAAGCACCACCAGGAAGTGATAGATTGCGACATCAACGTCAATCTTTTCGTAAGTGAAATCAAAAAATTGCAGGAAGATTATGGAGACAAAGATATTTGAGGAGTTTGTTAAGTTAGGCAACATCTGTAGAGAAGCTATCAAGGAGCTATCCAAGTCAGACTGGGTATCTGTTGAGGATGGGTTGCCCGAGTATGGCGAGAATGTTCTTGCTATATCAAAAGATGGGTATATGAATGTGTCTTACAGACGTAAGATTCCAAGAGATAAAATTAGTAGAGAGGTTATGGATGATAACGGATTCATTCTAAACTTCAATTTGCGTTGTAGCACTATCACTCATTGGAAACCTATTGAAAAGTTGGAGGAGTAAGTATGGCATGGTTGGCAGTTAATGAGAATGGTTCAGAGAGTATCTTTCAAGATGAACCTCGCCGTGTATATTTTGATGACGGTTTAGGTAGTTTTTGGGAAGGCGATAAAATTATCGTCCTTTCGGAAGGAACTATAAAAAAGTTCTTAGGCAGACCGTTATCTTGGCAAGATAACGCAGTTGAAATTTAAATATTGACAATATGGAAGAAGAATTTTTCAGAGGTAGACCATTTGTGGCAGTAAATCAGAATGGATATGAGTATATATTCGAGGATTTTCCTCATCGAGTAGATGAGGATGATGGCGATGGGTATTGGGAAATGGATATGATTGGTTCTTATATGCGTATTCCCAAAGGCTCAATCAAGAAACTCATCGGAAGAGATTTGTCTTGGAGCGATGAGCCAGTAGAACTTAAAGAAGAATAGTTATGAAAAAATATGTAATAACAGATGAGTTACGAGACAAAATCATCAAGTGGTTTAATAATATTGCCGAAGAAGCTGATGTTTTAACTACTGGTAATGTCTCACATAAAAAGGCAATGATTAAAGGAATGGCAGCACGCTCTGCTGAGTTTGTTGAGAAATATAGTGTTGGCATTGCTGATGGTGCAAGTGATTTAAAATAACAGCTTATGAAAATAGAAAATATCAAGTTCAAGGCTAAACGTCTTGACGGAAAAGGATGGATAGAAGGTACTCCTATCTGCATAAATGGAAAGCCTTATGGTATAATGATTGGAGAAAAGGAAAGTCCAGACATTGACCCTTCTACCATCTGCCAATTCACAGGTCTGAAAGATTGCAAGGGCAATGAGATTTGGGAGCACGACCTAATACATTTCGTAGGTCATAAGCCTACAGGCGAAGTAATTTGGTCAGAAGAGAACTATGCTTTTATGGTAGCCAGCGTGAATGAACCTCTTTATTGGCTTTCAGATGTCCTAGAAATTGGTAAGATAGAAAGAGTTGGCAATAAATTCGATAAGAAAAAGTAGCGTATGAAGAAAGATATTTTTAACAAAGCAACAAAATTATCTAGAAACATAGAGGAGATTAATAAAGTCTTTGAATCATCAAATGATTTAAAACACCCTTGTTATCGAAGTTTGTTTGGTTCTTCTTTATTAACACTTATGGATGACGATGACTTTAATAAACACTTCCTGAGTTTTTTGAAGAACGAGAAGAAATTGAATGAAGAAATGTTTAATAGTTTATAAACGGTTATGAAGAAGTATGAATACAAACTAGAATCATATCATTTCAAAATTACAAATAACTTGGCATTAGATATGGAAAAAGCCTTTAATAAAGAAGGTTCTAATGGATGGGAATTAGTACAATGGGATGTAATTCAAGAGAGGCTGAATGAATCATCACTATTTCAAAATACAATGAGTACAACAGGTATAGTTGCAACTTGGAAAAGAGAAGTAAATAATTAAAAGTAAGTAACTATGAACAAGACAGATTTACATTCATCATTACTCTTTCTAATGCTTAAACTGGAAGAGGCAAAGAATAGCCCGATGCAAGACAAGAACTTTGTCTTGGCATTGGCGGAAGTGCTAAGATATTTCCGTGACAACGGAGAGTTGAAGAAAGCCTACGAAATTCAAAAGGATTCATTGGCAGACGTAGCCAATAGCGAATGGGGGAAAGCACTGAATGGCTTCATTACCTCAAAAGTGAAGGAAGATGGAGCCGATGCAGAATTACCAGCCATTGATTCTCTTATAAAGAAACTTACATCTGATGAGTACATCGAAAAGAAAATCAAAGATATTCTTTTCGAGTAGAACTGCAATCCCCACCTAGCTTCACAGCCGGGTGGGGATTTTTTAGCTAAACAAACAACGTCTAACCTATAAAAACAAAAACCTAAAATTATACCTAAATCAACTTATCTATGTACTTATCCAAATCCTTTTCATACCAAACAAGTTCGGTCCAGCCCTTGCGCTTCCGTCCCTTAGGGAGCTTGCCTTCTTTCACCAGCCGGTCAAATGTAGCCCTGGAAACTTTGACGTATCCGCACGCTTCCGCTTTACTGATCGGCTCGTCCTTGTTGGCAATCTGATGTAGGAAATTCAGCATCATCGTGTTCTGCTGCTTATTCGTCAAACATCGCCCCGATTGAATCCGCTCATGAAATTCCATCAAGAGCGAATCAATCATTTGTAGTTCTTCGCTAATCTTTCCCATAAGCTAGCACTTTTTATTGTGATACCAGAAGGCAAAGCCGATGGCGCATACAGCCAACAGGAAAAGAAATCCGATATAGCATCTTCCCAGTGTCATTAATCTCAGCTCACTCTTGGTAAGCTGCCGCTCAACTGGTACTGGCACGGAAACAGAATCACGCTTGAAGATGGTATCAAGCTTCACCTTATATATATTGCGGTATCGGTCCCGATAGGCAATCTTGCTTATCACTACGGTATCACCCTTCTGATACACGTACACCGAATCCTTCACATACACACTATCCATTTTGGCGATAGTATCACTTCTCACAATATACTCAGTATGATACTCGGGAACCTTCACATACTCCTTGGTCTTGCAGCCAGTGAATACCAGCAGGATAACTCCAACCACTAAACCGATGCAAGCCCATTTCCAAAATCTTATGTCATACCACTTCATACGCTATAGATTTTTATATTCCTCTTTCGCATTAAAACAAGGGCACATCTTCTTCCACTTCGACTTGTCTGCCCCCCAAACGTCACGATGCCCCATAATCGCAGCATTCGGATATTTCTTTTTCAGATGTTTAAGCAGGGTAACCAGAGCATCCTTCTGCTCCTTGGTTCTGTTATCCACAGCCTTTCCCTTCGAGTCGATACCGCCCACATAGGCAATATTGATGGCAGTAGAATTATACCCCTTCACACCGTTGCTTACCATTTCTACCGGCAACATCTGATGAATGGCACCATCCTTGGTAATCACATAATGATAGCCGGGGTTCTTCCAGCCCTTGCGCTTGAACTCATCCCAAAGCTCCTTTACGCCCCATTTCTGAGAAGAGGCAGTGCAATGAACGAAAATTCTCTCAATCAGTCTCATACCTTGCCCTCCTTCTCCTTCTCCTTTTCCTGTTCCTTCATAATCTCGGCAAAAGCCCTAGCAAGGTCCTCTTTGTTCTCCAGAAGAATGCTTACCGTCTTCTCCTGCTTCCGTATCTCAGCCTTCTGCCAGCTCTTCTCTCTTACGCTAACAAATTCACAGAACACGCAATAGCCTGCCCATATCATAGAGAAGACAGGGAAAGGGAGAACCGTACAGGCTATCAGGTCTATACAGACCGTCACCATGAAGGGAGAGAAGTATTTCCTCGCCTTGTCGCAAGTCTTCTTGAATCCTGTACTTGTCGTAGCCAGTCCGTTCTCCTTCGCTTTCTTGATGCCAAAGAACAGGTCCACGCCCATAGAAATGATAAGAGCACCCATGCAGATGGCAATAACCAATGCCGATCTGTACAGGTGCTCTTGCAAAAATGTATGAATAATCTCTGTCATATATACCATTAATATTGATTAATGGCGCAAAGATAAGGGGTTTTCAGATAGCTTTTTCCGTGTTTCCGTCTAACTGTTCATGTACCACCAAATTTTATCGGTGGGGTGATTGGTTGACTCGTCGCAGAGGAAACTAACTGATAGCTCGGAGATTCTCTTCTTCAGGGTCTCCTTGCTTCTCGACCATTTGCCAATCACATCAATGTTCTCTGCAAACATCTTATTCATGGTCACGGCAAAGTCCCACATCGTGTAGTCGGGAATCATCCAAGCCTGCTTGTCGTACTCCTCCTTCATTTCCTCGTAACCGAAGAATGGTGCATACTCCCTTGTCACATCATCCTTGAAGTAGTAGATGTTGGCGATGCAGGCTCTTCCCAGCTTCTCATCAAAGTGATGTCTTCTTTCCATCCAGTACAGAAGATTCCTCTGTACTATTCTCTCTTCTTCCTCTGAAAATCCGCATTCTCCATTCTGAAACATCTGGAATGCGGCACTTGCTACGTGTGATAGTGATCTTGACAAATCCATAGGCATATAATATTAATGTAAAAATGATAAATACATGGTGCGTCTCCAGTTGGTCTGGAGTGATGAGCCAGTGCCGATAATACAGTCTGATGGCATTGACGCCAATGAAATAGAAGAATGGGATGCGGAAAATCCAGCAGTATCTGAAGAAGAAACTCACAGGAATCATGCAGAGAGGCATATAAATGTATGCCAGGAAGTAAATCCAGATGATGCAGTTTCCGTTATCATTCGTATTAAGTATGGTAGGTCTAGGACAATGCCCATAGTCCCATATACCATACCAATGCCACAACATCAGTGGTATCGGTGCCCATTTTGCCAGGAGTTCGTAGAATCTCCAAATCTTACGGCTCAGCAAACCTTGCAGAACCATCCTTTGCTCCTCTTCCGAGAGAGCGTTGTTAATACTCTTTTTCATTTTTGTTTCAATTTTATGTTGATATCGTTGATCTAGTTGCTGTTTCTTAGAAAACGGTAGCTAAATGTTTTAGTCGGTGCAAAGATAAAAAGATTTCTGCACAAAACCATAAAAAGTGAGCAAAATATTAAAATATATTATTTATTTGGACGTATTCTAGATTATTCGTACCTTTGCAGTACGATTTAACGAGTAAAGCGTATGACGAAAACCAATTATAGCTTGACTGAAAAGCAACGGGAAGACCTGATGAAGACTTATCGTGAGGTAGCACCCACCTGCCACACCGCAAAGGAGGCGTGGGCGAAGATAGTATCTCATCCCGCACCGAGATATTACGTGAATCCCAAGCAGGCATTCGAGAAACTCAGAAAGATGGTGGTAGGCGATTTCTCTGAGGTGGATGCAATGACGGAACCTAGAAGGAGAATGTACTATTCTCTGTTCGATAGATTGAATGCAGTATCTCAGAAGAAGGAGTTTATCGGGCAGTCTCTCCATTTCATCTGCCAGTTTTTGGTAGGAGAGCCAGCCCCAGAGTTCTTTCTGTCTCCTCGATCAGCCGAGGATATTTTCTATAATTGCAAGCGATATGGGAAAGGTTACAGGGATGGTAAGCATGAATAGTTTCAGATTGAAGGCGATTCTTTCGCTCATCTGCATCGTTCTTTGCACTTGGCATATAGGTTTCTATCACGGATGCCCCTGGGAGAATCATTTTCTATACTGTTTCTTCCACGTCAATGGCTTTCATCTTGCCATCAATCTGCTGGTGCTTTGGCAGATCAAGGGCAGGATTTCACCCTTCAAGGCTTTTGCAGTAGCCGTAGCAGCCAGTTATCTGCCGATGTTCGTCACCGAGCCAACGATGGGGTTGTCTGGGTTCCTCTTCGCCGTCTTCGGTGTGATGTGGGGCAGGACAGGACGATGGAAAGATGCAATCAGAAAGGCTGGACCCTTCATCCTCTTCACGATGCTGTTGGACAACGTGAACGGATGCCTCCACCTTTATTGCTTCGTCATAGGTTATTTGATGGAATGGTTCATAATCTACATAGAACGGAAACGTTCAGCATAAGTTTGTTAGTGTTTTAATGTCGAAGGCGACTGCTCATCACGAGTAGCCGCCTTCTTGATGTTATCAAACTTATGGAAGGATTTATCTTATCTTGTCTTCCCTTCTGCTCTGAGTCTCTATGATGGACCCGGCAAAGGAATCGCTTGCCTTGAAGTTCTTGAAAGAATACTCCAGCTTGAAGTATTTCCACGGTTTACCGAAGAGGCTCCTCAGCGCAATCCAGTCCTTGCCGTTGTTGGAGCCATAGACCGTTACACTTACCGTGCCGGTATCTGAATCGAAAAGATGCTTCAAGCCTCTCAATGATTTCAGAATGGTAGAGCCGCCCAGCTTCAAAGGTTGGGTAGTCATTACGCAGTCATAGTCGTTGGCATCATCCTCTGCCAATGGAATGTTGGTAAGGGAATAAACGGTACTATCATCAAACTGCACAAGATTGTCGGGATAGTTGTTGGCTACCGTTCTGCAGAAAATCTTGCTGCCGGTATAGTTGTGGGAGATAGAGAAAATCTTATCCACCATATTATATACATAGTGATAGCTGGTCTTCTTGTTGAATATTCTCAGCAGCGAAGCCTTGTAGTCGTAGGCTATCAGACAGTTCTCCAAGAAAGTCTTGAAAGGCAGGAAACTGCTTGGCAATCCTCTGTTCTTTCCACCGCTCAACTGCCCCGATACACAAACAGCCTCGCCGCCCGATGTTGCCATCAATCCCTTTTCGGAAGTGAAGTAAACCACCTTGTCGGTAGGGGTAATTGAATCAGCATTGTTGCAAACCTCTCTGGATATAGGGTGTATGCTGGAGTAAAGTCCCTCTGCATTCACGCTCATGGCATAGATGCCTTCATCGGTAAAGACGAGCAGAGGATATTGACCGAACTGTCCCTGACTTACCGCCTCTGTATTAGCCACGATACCGAGAATCTTACCAGTACCCACGGTATTGTCGCCCGAAGCCTCAAACACAAACGGATTGTTCACTACCGAAGTGAAAATCTGAGAATCAAGATATTCGGGCTGGTTAAGGTTCTTGACCAGTTCTATCATTTCATCTTCGGTGATACTTTCAAATTCCGCATCACCTTCAGCTGACGGAAGATTGGTGAACGAATAGGAGCCATTCAACATTGGGTGTATGGTTAATGGAATTCTAAGATATTTCTCGCCCGAATAAAGAATGATTTCTGTAGCGTTTGGATCTGGATAATAAATCCATCCACGCAGGAACGATTTATTCACCGAAGCGATATTCATCGCCCAAGTATCAGAAGTATTTGTTACGATATGGGTGTACATATAGTAATGCTCATCATCCGTCAAGTCTCTTCCTGTAAAATTCGAGAAACCTTCAAATGGGTAACGCAACAATCCTATGGCTTGAAGTCTGCCGTTATAGGTGTACAGTCTTTCTGCTGTATCCTTTGCCCATCCGTAATAATCATCAACATTCAGTTGGGTTTGTGTCGTAAGATTCTCAACAACTCCTTTCGCAATGAACATTCTATCTCCGTCCTTTATTCCGTTAACAGAGTAATGCCAGTTTCCATCCATAATCTTATCTGATGCCTTTACAGAAAACAGCTTGTAGAACTGTGATTTGGTCAGCAGCTCATCTATGATTTCCTGGTCCGTTTTATATTCCGGCTGAATTTCGCTGTGTACCGTGATGGTATGGGAAGCTATCGCTTGCTTGTCGTAGTTAAACGGAAGCTCTCTATACTTGTCGTAGCCGAAATTAGCAGAAGGTTTCATATAGGTATCGTTTGGAGAAACTAATTTCCAACCGCTATCTAAACGGAATGGCAGGACCTGATCAGAGGCAAAGACTACAATTTCCTTGATAATGTCTCTCCAATCATTGCTTATCGGTTCAAACTTGAATTTCAGTTCGCTATATTCGATGAAGTAAAAGATACTTTCTTTGCCGTTCATTTGTTTAAGATCCATATATGTGTTATGGGTGCGGTCGAAAGTCGCAGCGCTGAAACGGCAATTTCTGTTAATGGTAGGATAGCAGATATATGGGGTAGTAATCTTAGTATAAGAGCCATCGAAGAGCCTGAATGCGCACCTGATAAAGAAAGGGAACGCAAACATATTCTTGCTTTTTACCCAGTTGATAGCTTGGGCAACATGCCCTTGAACTGTTTCCTGAAAGCCTTTTTCGTGAGAGCCATCTGTAGATACTTTGATGGAGAAATGATGATACACGCCTTGCTGGAACACTCCGCTAGGTTCATCGCCAGCAGCATGCAGGAATTTTCCATTCGCATCATAATAACACTTCCGCCCATCGGGTCCATCAACATCGTTTGAAATATTCATCAGAGTTCTTTCACTCTCTTCTGGTATGTAATTACCGGATGGCTTCTCGAAAGTGAAGTTACATTTCAGGTCTGGGATGTTCATTCCTAAATCCTTATAAGTTTCTGATTTGTACAGGATATATCTCAGCCCATTATCTGTAGCCAGCACCAGCGTATTCCCCACCGCCTGTGCGTCCTTCACTTCTCCTTTACCCTCAAAAGTTCCAATCGGAGTATTGAGGTTGCTCTTCTTGTAGCATCTGATGGTATATTTGTTCTCGCCACTATCCCCAACATACTTGTCACAGGTAATGATATTCTCGAAGTCTGCCATTTTATGGACAAACAAAATCGTGCCGCCCACCGTGCCGAAAGGCTCCATTTTCTGAATCGGGACCATTTCGCCATTCCTATATATGATGTTTTGAGAATAGGCAAGCTCGCTATCCTCACTTAGCAAGTCACTCGGTACGTTCGTCATACCCTTGCTGAAACTCAAAGTCTTTCTATCCAAGTTTCTCTCCATAACTCAATATCTTTAAATTTTCGCAGCAGAGTGAACGCCGTCGCCACCGCTGCTAGTTCTTTCCTTTTGTTTCCATTTCGGCTTCTCCATATCGTTGGCACTTACCCACAAACCGATGGCAGTACTCATCAGTACATCATCATGGTTTCCGTTACCCACGATATTGCCAAGGCTTCCATCATCATGTCGCTCGTAGATTCTCAGCTCATGATACATTTCCCTGTCTGGCTCATCCCAGAGCATATCATCCACAAACTGCTCCAGATTGTCAATCACCCAACCCTTCGTCAGCTTATTGGTCTGGAATCCATACTTGGCAAGCACATCATCGCTCACGTCCTCAGGACTTGTGGTGCGCTGATACAGATTGTCGTAATAGTCGGCAATCTCGTTCAAGATGCTTCCGAAGTGGTCGCCTTCCGTATTGTTGTTCTTCTCTCTATCAGCCGTATTGCTCTCGATTACCAGCAAGGCATCATCATAGTAATGAGCCAATGCCGCCGCCATCCACGCCAACTTGTCGTGCCTTACGTGTCCTCGCCATCTAGCCACCACATTCGGCTTGCCCTTGATGGTAGGCAGCATCCCGAATCTGTCTATCACCGTCATTACGGTATAGTCGGAAGTCGAGGATTTACCGCCAATGTCCACGCTCACCAAGTATCTGTTCTCCACTTTCAGACAGTTAGGTACTGCCCAGATCTTCAAGTCTCCATCACCATCTGTTCGGATGCTGATCTTCGACTTTTCGATGGAAGACTCGTTCTTGTTGCCGTCAATGATGATGTCAGCGGTATAGATTGGCTCACGTTTGTACTTCTTTTGCAAATCATCAATAGAGTAGGGGTTGAAGACCAGATTACCAGAGTTGCGGAAGGCATCTTCCTCATCCACTGGTGCCTCGGTAGCACAGAAGGAATGGGTGGTAAACTTATTGCGGAAGTTTCTGTACCACTCGATAGCTTGGAAGCAGGCTCCCTTCTCCCACATACGCCAGAAGAACTTGCCTGTTTCTCGGTAGCCCTTCGGGTTGGTACTCTTATTCTTGTTTTCCAAAAGCCATTTGGCAAAGGCTCGTTCACTCTTCACTTCTTCCATATCGTGCTCGATGAAGAAGCAAGGGATGAATAGGAAGGAATAGGCATCGTTGTTCTTCGGGTCCATCGCCAACTGGCATTTCTCATAGAAGAAGCCAGAGTTACCTTTGCCGGTACTTTCGAATACCTCCAAGTTATCCTCCTGATTTCTGATACCACCCGAGATAGAAGAAATCACGCCCTCAGGATCATGCTCTGGTGTCTTCTTCCAGTAAGCCACCTCCGAATAGTGGGCACAGTGGAAGTTGCTACCACGCACGGAGTCGAAGTTCTCGAAGGATGCCACGGTCAGCGTACTTCTTCTTATTGCCCTAATTCCGTCTGTCACCTGGAAATCATCAGGCGAGTTCTCGTAAGGAGAGAATTGCAACTTGACTCCCGGTCTTCCGATGGTCCAGCCCGGCTGATGCTCCAAGGCTTTTCGGTACATCGCCTTAATCTTCTTAGCCGTATTCTTCTGTTGGGCAAGCACAATGGCATTCCAGCCATCTCTGCGGAAATCCTGTAGCCATTTTATATAGAGCTGAGTTAAAGTAGAGCCTCCCCACTGACGGGCTTTCAAGATAACTACTCGGATAGCCTTCCTGTTGGTTCGCAAATCCTCAAATATCTTCAGAAGCAATCTTTGTGGATAGTTCAGCTTAAACGGAATCATGTCACCCGTCACCTTATCCTCAATCTTGTCGGTCATGTACAGTGCAAATTCTGGGTCTTCCATAAATCTGGTTCTACAGATGGCAAAGGTTAATGTCTTGAAATGTTGGGCATCATCCTTCTTGTGTAGAACATATTTATTGTAATCCTTCAAACTACCCATCTTTCTCAGTCCCCTGTACAGAACAGACTTGGCAGTCTTCTTGGGAACCCACATCTTGGGAATGAAGAAATCGTCCAACTCTATCAGAACACGATTTTCGAAGTTATAACACCCTTCGCCAGTAATAGGGTCATAGGTGCCATAAATTTCATCGTAACGCTTCTGATTCTCAGTTACGAGATTATCTATTTCCTTTTCTGTCACTTGTGCCATCTACCCAGTCGTCTAGTTCTTCAAATTCCGCATCCTGTATCTCGGGTGCTTTTCTTATATCTAGTACATTTACTTCATCTTCGTCCTCTACAGTTGTCATGCCCAATGCCATGAGCTGTTTAAAGTCATCGTCAAGTCCGTGGGTCACGCTCATCTCGCTCTGCTTAGGTATCATGTGCTTGGTAAGCTGGGCATAGATGGTAACGTATGTTTTTGGATCGTATTCCGCCAACTGGTTCATGCACTCCTCAAACTTCTCCTGATTCCTTGCAAGGAAGTCACGAATGTACTCTTTCTGTGCGCTCTTGCTCACTGGCAGAATCTTCTTTGCCTTCTCTCGCTTCTCCTGCATGATTTCTCTTACCGACTTAATATCATCAAACTCTCCCATAAGTTTCTCCTTCCTTTTTTATCCAAATGGTTTCAGTGGATGAACCAGCATTCCTGCTTTGCTGGCACTCGCTGCATCCAGTATTTCCAGTTCTTCATCGTTCATTTCCTCCTGCTTCGAGACGGTAAGCGGGTCCTTGCTGGTAAGCGTAAGCAGGAAATATTCGTAGAGAGCACCAGCCACGATGTAACTGTGGATATGTTTTACCAGCTCGTCATACCGTGTATCATCCCAGTAGTCGGGCATGTTAAGCCAGATTTCCTTCTCATCCCATTCCTTCAGGGCATTGTCTCTTACCATTCCCTGCGGCTTCATCACGTAGGCAGATAGGATTCCTTCTGCCTTTTTCAGATACTTGTCAAACCAGCGGTAGAAGAGTGGTCTTTCCTTGTCGTTCTCACTGGTTGGGATGATGTCTTCCTGATTGGTCTGGCTGCCTCGTCTTGCCCTGCCCACCATGTTTGTAGCTGCATCAATGTCGTACCAGAGTTGGTTGGCATAGATGAAGATGTGCTTGCTGTAGTACTTGTGTGCCGGACGAGGAGGCTTCGGAAGGAAAGGATTCGGCTCGGGCTTCCATCCTCTCTCACGGATAAAATATGTAGGGTGTAATGCGTTGAACTCCATTCTATACCTCCTTTGCTACGGTTACTTCCACCTCTCTCTTCAAGTTGTCGCTGTGTCGGGAGAAGAGGGTGACGGTTGCCACACCGGTATTCCTTGGCTTCAGGGCGAAGGTATAAGGGTCTGGGCTGCGCTGAATCTCAACGATGCTAGGGTCGCTGCTTCTCGCCTCAATATCATCAATGGCGCCATCATCAATGGAGTAGGAGATATTCACGTCCTCTTCATCCACACCGAGTGTGATTGCACCGCCCGAACTGCTGCCATCCACCTTGGCGGTCAGTGTTTTGGTATAAGGTACGGTAGGAACCACTGGTCCACTCAGTACAAAGCATCGGCGGATATTCTGCTCATCAAAGCTGAGAGAAGACAGATAAGGCTCTGCCTGTTTCAGGTTGGTTGTCTTCAACCACCACTGGTAAATCATGTAGTCTTCCACATACTTGGCTACCAGTCTTGCCAATGTGTCGGAAAGCGTACCATTGCATCGTCTGGAAACATTGATAACAAACTCCACTACATCATCGGTCTTGCTGCCATAGTAGATGATGTTGTCACCCATGGTCTGGGCGTTTGGCGCAAGATAATCTGCCAGGATAACCTTTGTTACCTCCAGGGCAGACTGGAAATCGTGGGTCAGCGTTCTTTCGTGTACTTCCTCATCGCCAGCAGCCTCGTTGAAACTCATCTTGATGGCTTTATCGTCTATGGCTCCATCAATCTTTGCCTTTAGATAGGTGGCTCTCTTCACCTCGTCAATCACCACCGACTTGATAATCTGAAATTTTAAAATCATAGCTTTAATCTTTTTAGTTCAAAATTACTTCTCCTGTCATATCCTCCATGGTCTTGCTGCCCGATGTCGGAGCATCCTTCTGGAAGATCAGCTTCAATGCAGAGTTCACATGATTCATCATATCGTCTGCATACTTCCTTGCAGAATCGGCATAGGTCATGGATAGCACAGAATAGGCTACGTAATCTACCACATAGCTCTTGAAAAGGCTACAGAATGCGTTTGCCTTGCTCTCGCTCACTCTGTTTCGCTGATAGGTGAATACCACATCATCGGTGTTGTCCGTGTAGCCGGCAATCAGTGGAGAGAAGCTGCTCACGAACGTCTCCGCCGCATCCTTCACATACTGTTTCAAGATGTCTTCCTCGGTCGAGGATAGGGTAACACCGGTAAAGAGAATGTTCCCCTGCTTATCGGAAAGCCTTTTTCCGATGATGGAGAAATGCTTCTTCACCTTGCTCTTGATGTCGGCATACCCTATTGTTATTGTCTGTTCTGTTACTGCCATAACTTATGCTGTTTGATAATACTGATTGTTTATGCTCATAGCCTGTGCCACGGCGTTCTGGTCTGCACCCTGTACGATGCCGTTTTCTACCAGTCCGCCGCCCTGCTGCTGAGCCATCGCCTGTTGCTGCTGGTACATCTGTTCAAGCTGTGCCTGCTGTTCCTGTACACTGGCAAGAAGCTTGTCGGCAAATGGTGCGTTCAGATTCTGCAAGTACTGTACTACGTTGATGGCGCCCTTGTCAAGAAGCTTGTCGAGTGTATCGTTCTGCATCGTGTTGTAGGTTGCCGTAGCTGCCGCATTCTTGATACTGATCTTGAAGTGAATATCTCGGGCTGATAGTCGGTCGTAGCTGTAGGTGTTCAGACCGTCCTTGTTGAAAATCTTTCTTCCGTCCTCGTAGAACTGCTGGATAACCGAGCACTTTTTCATTGCCAGCTTCTCCGTAAAAATCTCCATATCGGATAGGATGGTGTAGAGCGAAGTGGTAGCGTTCTGACTCTCCTGTGCATATCTTGCAGCCGACGTACCAGCCGAAGGAGTCTTGCCCTGCAAGGCACCGCTTACGTTGGTTACCTCTCTGATAAGGTTCAGTTCTATCTGCAAGAGTTCGTTGGTTCCGATATTTACCGCATTCGAAGTAATAATCTCTGGCTTCACGTTTGACATTGTTCTCTTTGGTGTATAGAATATCCATCCATCGTATTCTATTGCCTCTTCCATGAACTGCTCTGGCGTCCTTCCACCCAGTACGGTTGTAGGAATCATCTTGAATCCCTTGAAGCTGCTTCTGATACTCATGTCGTTCATCACAATCAGGCGGTTGATGTAGCGCTGCTGATCTATCACGTTGGTCATGAACGGATGAATCTCTCCGTTGATGAAAGGATAAAGCTTCATGGTGTATGGGTGACTCTTGAAATCGTAAGGAGATTCACCACGGCAAAGCACCGTACCGTCAGGAGCCATGAAGGTGTAGTACCAGTATTTATCTGAAAGATCTTCCGATGTAATATAGGCACGGTCTTCTTCCGGCACACCGTATTCGTCATACTGCTTCTTTCGCTTCTCGTTCTCCTGAATCAGCTTGTTTATCATTGCCGTGTCTTCCAAATCCACACGGAACCAAGCATTGTTCATGTTCTTGGCAATAGGGTCGAAACATTGCAGTCTTGGTTTGGTTTCCGTAGTCCATACCTCAATCACTCTTACGTAGTGTCTTCCCTTGTTGGTATAATCGAAGCTGAGATTTTCCAAAGCCTTCTCTTCGTTAAACTCGTAGCCATAACTGCTATCATCTACATCATGAATGTCAAAGATACAGTTCAAGTCATTAACCGTCAATCCGTATTCCCTGCGGGCAAACTTCTGATACAAGTCTTCCTTGCTTACGTCATGCAGACAGCCTATCAGACAAACGTCATTGTGTCTTGGGTCACTTCCGCACTCGAAGAACATGTGATCAGGTTCCATTGCGTCCGTCCATGCATCAGGCATTTCCAGTTCTCGGTCTTCCCAGCTTTCCCTCACAAACATCTGACCGCCCTGCAGGTAGTCCTTGATGAGGTGATTCAGCAAATCCTGCATACCGGTGGTCTGCCAGTTGCATTGCATCGTAGCACTCATCATGTCGCTCAGTTGTCGGGAGTCATTATCTCTTGCAAAGCATACTGGCTCTGTACCCTGCTTGGCATAGAGTCCTGCGATGGATTCCAAGATACTGATCATGATGTTGTTGCTCATAGGGGTCTGGTTGCGCCGCTCCATATAGGTGCGCTCCGTCATTTCCTCCCAGTAGCCATGATGATACACCCTGATGGTGTCGCTCCATTGGTCTCCGTTGCAGTATCTCATCGTTCTTGCTCGGGTCTCCCTCACGCCGCTCAGATTGTTCCAGGCATTCTTGCATCGGGTCAGCAGTTCCCAGTCCTTTCCGTGCTCCTGCCGCTTCTTTCGAGCCTTCACGGAATCATATCTGTTGCGCTGAGGCATCACCTTGCTAAGTGTTAATAATTTCGCCTTAACCATATTTGTTTACACATTATTAATTTATAGGCGCAAAAATAGTCTTAAATCCCTTTTTCTTTGCCGTGTTTCCGTGGGTTTGCCTATTGTCACGGAAACACGGAAATATAATTGCATTTTCTTTGCATCTTTGCGGCAACGTTTCAAACAGTTTAAGATATGACAAAGGAAGAATTAGAACAGATGAATGCAGGTGGAGAATCCGAACAGCAGATTCCTTCACCCGAACAGGCTGCGGAAGAAACTCCACCAGTAGAGGACCGCCCTAACCGCAAGGCTTTCTCCGACCGATTCAAGAAGCGCCATGCCGACATTGATTTCGAGGACAAGGAAGCTCGTTATGCGGCTATGAATGATGATGCTGATACGCTCGGACGATACGAGGAAAGCGGAAAGGCGTTGTCTAAGGTGTTCGATAAGCACAAGTGGCTTGCTGTCTTGGCGATGGATATGGAGAAGAATCCAGAAGATAACCCATTCGATGCGATGGCTCGCTTGGGTATCGACATCAAGGCTCTGCTCGAAGACCCAGAGGGCGGAAAGAAGCTCGCCGAGATTCTTGCAAAACACAATGAGGAAGTTGCTGAGCAGAACGAAGCTACCGAAAGGGTTACGGAAAACATGCGCAAGTCTATCGAGCGCTTGGTTAAGCTCTACCCAGATGATGCACACGATATGTGGAAGCAGATTTACGAGATTCACGACAAGGTGGAGAGCGGTGACATCCCAGATGATGTTTGGAAGATGCTCCATAATGCCAACAACTACGATTCTGATATTTCCTCTGCCCGAGACGAGGCGGCTATGCAGGCAAGAAACGAGAAGATTCAGAATAAGGTCCGCTCTTCCGCAAACGAGGGTATTCCTCCTGCATTATCTACTTCGGGTGCAGGCAATAAACCTGCAAAAAAACAGAAACGTGAAAGTTTCTTTGATGATATTAGAAATAATTAATCCATAAATATATGTATAAAATGAAGAAAGATTTTTTTAAGTATTTTTCAAGTGCTCAGTTTGTCTTCAAGATGCTTCTGATGCTTCTTGCCGTGGTAACAGGCGGTGGAATGATGGCTGTGGCAGATCTTGTAGAGCCGCAGATTGGTAACGAGGGTGTAAATCCTGCAGACAAAGAGACTGTTGCCGCAAAAGAGCCAGTGGACCCTAATGCCAACGACAGACTTAGTCCTGGCGGAAAGAAAGACGGTCAAGACCTTACAGGCTCTCAGGCTTCTAGTACACAGCTTCGTGAAGGTGGTCTTCTTGATAAAGAGTGGGATAGCGAGATTGTTAAGTTTTACCCTTTCAAGACACCGCTTCTTTCTATTGTTCGCCGTATGGCAAAAACAGTGAACATCAAGAACTGGTCAATCTCACATCAGCGTGTCGGCGGCGAGACTCTTGACGGTCAGACTATTCTGAAGATTGAATCTGCTGACACCATCGAGATTAATTCATCAAACTTCTCTGGTTCTATTCGCCCATTCTACAAAGGTACTACCGTCTTTGCTTCTGGCGTTTCAGGTTATGCGCCCGGCTCACAGACCAAAACAGAGGGCACACTGATGCTTTATGTGATTGAGGCTAATGGTAAAAAAGCGGTCATGCAGGCTGTCAACGGAAAACCTAAGGTTGCTGGAGACACAAGAGACAATCTTGACAACATGACGTGTCCAGAGATTCCTGTAGGCACAACGTTCCTTGCTGGTGCATCTGCTGCTTCTGAGTCTCAGCTCACCATTACACCAGAGAACTTCCAACCACGCGAGAAAGAGGTATATGTTCAGAAGAAGCTCCTGAACATCGTATTCACTGATGATTACGAGAAGGTAAAGAAGGAGCAGCCTATTACCGTTGCCGACTTGAAAACCGATGCTATCATCAAGTACAACCTCCGTGCAGAGCGTACCTATTTGCTTGGATGCAAGTCTCGCTTCAAGGCTGAGACTGGTGACGGTCAGATTGAGGATGTTTACACCTCTGAGGGTATCATTAATCAGCTCACCAACACATACGCCATCGGTGATACTTATACGCTGGGCGATTTGATTGCTATTTCCAAGCTCCAGTTCACGGAGTTCTCAGAGAACGACCGTTGCTTCGCCTTCTGTGGTAAGAATGCCATCGAGCGTTTGGAGAACATCAAGCTGGAGGGTAGCCACCAGAATGACTTCATTAATCACAATGAGTTCGATCTTACCTTCAAGCGATTCAAGGACACCTTCGGCTCTATGGACTTCGTTTGGACTCAGACTCTCGATCTCATGGGTATGTCAGACTTTATGGTTATCTTTGATCCTAAGGCTTCTCGCCGATACGTCAAGATTGGCAAGAAGGAACAGACAAATGATATGTCAAAGGGAGGTGGTGAGGTTCGTGATGCCAAGCGTTGGATTCATCAGGAGGCAGATAGTGTAGCACTTCGTGGTTACAACTCTATCTTGGTTGGTCCTGCTGATAAGATTGCTAAGATTGCCACTGAGACGCTCGGCACCATCATTTCTTCTAAGGAACTTCCTAAGAACCCATCAAAGGGAATGAAGGTTGCGCTCACGCAAGACTACACGTTAAAGGGAGCTAATTCGCCTACTGATGATGTCAAGTATGAGGCTGGCACCGTATTGTACTACACAGGCACTGCTTGGACTCTCTACGCTGGTCAAGATACAGCGCAGTAAATTATCACTATAAACCATCGGGGGCAGGTGTATATTGCCCTGTCCCCATTTATCAAGTATAAATATGATTAAGACATATAAAGCACGAGTAAATCAAAATAGCATTAGCTATCTGCTTTCAGGTAAGCAGGGTAATCAAGTTCGCTACCCTTTCGCAAATGGCAATGTCATTATTAACAAATACCCTTCACTTACGCTTCGGAACCGCTACTTTCAGGAACTTCTAGAGGCTAGCTTGCTTTTTGCCAACAACACCATTGTTCTCGACCATGAGGAAGAAGAGCACCCTGGCGAAAAGGCTAAACTTGAAGAGGAGAAGAAAGCGGCATTAAAGCCGGAAGGTGACGAGCCTGTAAAGAAGACTTCAAAGAAAGCTCAGAAGGAGGAGGTAAACGGCATCCGCACAGCAGAAGAGGTTATCAATTACGTAAATAGCCGTTTTGACAAGGATTGCAGAACCCTTGAAACTGCCATGAAGCATGCAGACAAGGCTGGTCTTGTTTTCCCTGATTACGGCAAGGAGTAACATATATAATAAGGTGAAATGAAGGTAGAAGACATCATAAAGGCAGTTCGTTGGTGCATAGACGAGGAATCCAACAACTTCTCATCAATCACAGATGAGAAGGATGATTTGTATATGGACAACATCATCAAGGCAAAAATCAACGATGCCCTGCATTGGATTGCCGTTACCGCATCATCTTCTGCTGCATTGGTAGATTCCAAGAAGGTAGGCACTTCTTCTGCCACTCTCCAAGTGCAGGACTACGATACCCAGAGAAGCATCGGAGTAGTCACGATGGATGCCAATACCGAGGTAATCAATATCTCTCGCATTCGTGGCAAGGACTGGTTCAAGGCAGTAGTGCCTATAGAAGATACCCAAGATGAGGCTGTCATGATGTTTGATGATACGGCAAAGGGAACCATCGACCGACCACAGGCGGCTATCATGCGTGAGAATCCTCTGAAAATTCTCTTGCAGCCCAAGCCTACGGAAGCGGTTATTTCCTATGTGGGCGTTCCGAAGAACGTAAGCACGTCCGATTCTACAGATGTAGCTATCCCGGACCGCTTGAAGAATGCCTTCATCTACTATCTCGCCTTCTTATTGCTTTCAGCCTACGATGATACCAAGGCTACGCAAATGTACACGATAGCCTTGCAGCAGCTAGGCGTTAGTCAAACATCAAAATAATGAAATCATGGAGTATGTATCTACGAATTATAGCGAAGAAGAGCTTGCATGGGTCTCCCCAGAGGTAATCTTGCAGCGTGACATCTACCTGATGATTACGCTAAAGCGCCCTGGTAAACTGGTAATCAGGCAAGACAATGGTGATGGCAAGAAGCCTAGAGTTCCCATTCGTGCCCACAAGAACACCTGCGAGTTCAAGCTTCGTCTTCGGGTGATTCCCGAAACCATAAAGATTCAGATATTCACTTCATCAGAACCAAAAGAAATCAAATATGCCTACATTTAGAGAAGATCCGAAAATGGGCGACTTGGTGCCATTAATGAAGACTGACGACATTAATGACCAAGCCGTCACCACTGATAAGATACGTGACGATTGCGTGAGTGGAAGAAAAATTCAAAAGGGGACTATAGAATTGTATCATCTGAGTGCTATGCTTGCTAGTATTCTGAAAGCTGCTACAGGGCTACCAGAGGATTTGATTAATCAAATGAGTTTTCTCTACAAGAAAATCAATGAAATACAGCCCATATCGAAAGATGATATTGACAAGATTACAGAAGGAAGTTATGTTCCCGAGGAAGAAGAAACACCACCTCCTCCAGCTTCTCTTAATGAAAAAGTTGAAGTACTTGAGAAGAAGGTTAAGATCAATGAAAATGACAACTCTTATACTCGTCTGAAATTGGATTCCTTCATTGATTCTGATTTAACTGCAGAGCAGGTTAATGATTTACTAGACAAGTAACAATACAAATATTATTTTAGATATGGCAGAATATAATTATTTAGGTAAGACAGGACTTTCTACTCTTTGGAATAAATGCAAGAGTATGTTTGTTAAGTCTTCGGAAAAAGGTAAGGCTAATGGTGTTGCAACCCTTGATGCAAAAGGATTTGTACCACTGTCTCAGTTGGGCAATATTGATACTACTTTTGCGGAAGTAGTCACGGAACTTCCTACATCCGGTATCAAGAAACACATCTACATGATGAAGGCTAGCACTACTGGTACTAAGAACATTTATGCTGAGTATGTCTATACAGGTGATGTTGCTGGTACTTATGATGCAACTAAATGGGAGAAGCTGGGTGAGGCTACTACAAGTGTTGAATTGTCCGGCTATGTACAGACTACAACATTGACAACTGAGCTTGCCAAGAAGGTTGACAAGGTAAGTGGTAAGCAGCTTTCTACTAACGACTATACCACGGCAGAGAAGAATAAACTGTCGGGTATTGCAGAGAAAGCTAATAAATATGTTCACCCTACCAGTGCAGCTGGAGCCAAGGGTGCTGATCTGTACAAGATTACAACAGATGCCAATGGTCACGTTACTGCTGCCACTGCTGTAGTTAAAGCGGACATCACAGCTCTTGGTATTCCTGCAAGTTCTGACTTCGTAGAAATCACAGAGGATTATATTAATTCGTTAACTTAAATATTTTTGAAAATGAAGATATTGACAGACACAGGTTTAGTAGCGTTTTGGAACAAGATTAAGCAACTTGTTCTGGGCAACCGTCCCTATGAGCCTACCGAGTTTTCCGGCAAAGGATATAAGGTCCTGGAAAAAAATATCCAGACCGTTGGTGGCGTTAAGAAGAACATCTTAACGGCAGCTATGTTAAGTGAAGCCAATACTATCTATGAAATCAGGTATGATTTTGATCTTAATGGAGAGACTATTGAGATGCAGGAAGGGTGTACCTTGAAGTTTAAAGGAGGTAGTTTAAGTAATGGTTGTATTGATGGTCATGTTGAAATAAAAGCATCAAAATATAAGATATTTGATAATATTATTTTTTCAAAGATTAATTATTTAAGCACTTGCTTTGTGGAATGGTTTGGAGCAGATGGTGGCTCACATTATGCAGATTATGACAAAATAGGAGATTCAACAAAAGCAATCAATGAATCATTAAAGTATTTTGTAAATGTAAAACTAAGCAATTCTATATATAAAGTAACTGATACTATTCATGTAAGTGCTACTTCATTTTTTTGCGGAAATTCGACAACGTTAGCTTTTGCCCCATGTAACCCAAAGGACAATAAGTATATGGTTATATATGGCGAAAGTGAAGAAGTTTATACAGTGTCTGAAGGACGTATAACCGATATAAAATTTCTAGATAAATCCGATGATTTAGGTGTAGGAAAATCATGGTTAGGAATATATGCAGCAGCCTCCATTAATTTAAAACAAGTATATGTAGGGCATGCTCGCTCTGCTTTAAATTTTGCTGATAAATACATTGACGTTATTCGTATTGAAAAATGTAATTTCTTCTATAATATACCATTAGAAACTGATGAACAATATGTCATACAGTTAACACCAAATATAGGTGATGGTTTATACATGTCTCAATGCCATATTCCTGATACTACTGGTGGATTTTCTTCTGACCCTAGCAAGTTAGGTATATACTGTGCACATCTAGAAAATGCTCATTTTGTTAGTAATATTTTAAATGTCCCTATTCGTATAGAAGGATGTCATTTAGTTAATATTACGGATTTGCATCAAGAATGCACAACAATAAATGAAACTCCTACTCCTAATTTTATAATTAGAACTTCGGATGTGGTTATAAATAATCTATTTACGTACACTTCACCTTCAAAAGTGTTTTCAATAGGATATGAAAGTTATGAGAATAATGTTACAAATGTAACTTTAAAAAACATAAACATATCTGTATATAATAATTCTGAAAATCTAAGTACGGAAAGTGATTTAGAGATTGTTGGTAATACAACTGTTAAATTAGAAAACTGTTATAGGACTATAGCAGGAAGATATTCAGTTTCTCCGATAAATAATTTTGGAATTATAATTGAAGGAAATGATGAATTTAATCAAAAATCATTCTTATATTCCAAAAACTGTATTATTGATACGTGTGGAATACACTCTTATAATAATATTGGATGTAGTATAGTCGCTCTTTCAAACAATATAAGTTACACTTCTTCTGCTAGATATAATTCAGATGACTATGATAAAGATAAGTATTATATGGTAAAACCGATAATCGATACAAATAGAATGCTGTCTATACACGATAGTATTCTACTGTATTTGAAAGCTATAGATACTCCTGAAGGTATTGTTATTGGTATTCCTAAAGGCGCATATAAGTTTCTGATATGTAAAGGTTATGAATCTGGTAATTATAACAAACAAGCAATAGTTAATGTGTGCTCTGCTTATGAATTTCAAGATAATGGTTCTTCCATTTCTGGAATAGAATATAAAGATTCTATATTTAACATTAATGATTTTGTAATCGTAGAGAAGTATGAGTATTTTAATAATGGATTAAATATTAAAGCTTATATAAATACATTAGCACCTTTAGTAAATGGAACTTGGAAATCTGGAGATATTATTGTTTCATCAATAGATACTACAATGTCTTGGGTGTACGATGGTGAAAAGTGGCAACCTCAATATTTATTAAATAAAGATTATAGTTCTTATTTCAATATAACAGGAGGAATAGCTGAAAACGGTGCAGTAGATACAAATTTTAGTGGTGCAGTTTGTACACCTTATATATATATTGGTTATGAATGGAATTATATTAGATATAGTGGTGTAGCATCAGGTTATGTAGGCACTATCTTGTATAAGCAAGATGGTACTATGTTGAAATATCTAAAATTTGCAGAAACTAACGGTATAATATTTAAAACAGAAGAGTTAAAAGATGCTTGTTTCATAAGAGTAAGTGGTAAAAAGAATGAAAAAAATTATATAAGCATTTCTAATACGCATTACATGTCTGACAATAGACCTTCTTATAACAAAGAAGATAGAGGAATGTATATATATGATAGTAATCTTGGTAAAACCATCTGGTGGACAGGTTCAGAATGGGTAGATAATCTTGGCAACTCCGCCGATGCAAAAAAACAAGGTACATCAGAGGAGCGTCCTGCTAATATTAATATTGGTTTTATATTCAAAGATACAACATTAAACAAGCTTATTGTCTGGGATGGTAATAACTGGGTAAACATGGATGGAACAGAGTTAGCAACTCCAACTTCAAATGAGCAGGGTGCAGAGAATCCTTCGTAAGCAATCTGTAGATGAGCAAAGTAGATAATATAAAGAAGAAGGGTGAGTCAAAAGATTCACCCTTTATTTTATTTATTAATCTTGAGAGTGTAAACTAAACTGTGTCAAGCTACAATAAAAGTAGTTTAACACAGTTTTTATATTATGGACAACTTAGAAATTGATTCCAAGAAAGCAGCTCAGCAGTTGCGTAGTGGTGAAGTCTTATTTGGCAAGGACGGAGCATTAGCTCCATTGTTAGAGCGTATTCTCAACTCAGCTCTCGAAGGTGAGATAGATGCTCATTTAAGTGAAGAGGAACGCTCTTCCGGCAACCGTCGTAATGGTAAGATGAGTAAGAAGGTTCAAACAAAATATGGTGA